TTATTGAACGTTTGAGTTCTGAGGGGGCAAAAAAGGGACATTTTTCCCCAGAGGATTGAGCGTGATAGCTTCCTGAAGATGGCTGGGGGCAAAGTGTGCATAGCGCATTGTCATCTTTATATCTGTATGCCCGAGGATATCTTTTAACACCAGTATATTTCCCCCGTTCATCATAAAATGACTCGCAAAAGTATGGCGCAGCACATGTGAAAGTTGCCCATCCGGTAGATTCAGTTCGGCACGTTCTACTGCTTTGCGGAATGCTGAATAACAGGAAGAAAAAAGACGCCCTGTTTTTTCCGGCTTTGGTAATGCTTCATCAAACTCTTTACTGATTGGAACCGTACGGTTTCTGTTGCCTTTGGTTTTAAAAAAGCTAACTTTCATGTTTTTGATTTGCTTTGTAGTTATTGATTCTGCTTCATCCCAGCGTGCGCCAGTTACAAGACATAAGCACGCCACCCAATAGGTGTGCTTATTGCGACTTTTTATACATTCCGCTAACAAACGCTGAATTTCATCATGTTCTAAATAAGCTAACTCAGCTTCTTCAGATTTAAATGGGCGGATATTTACCAGCGGATTTTCCGCTTTCCAGTGGCCTAACCGCTTAAGTTCATTGAAAACCGCACGAAAATAAGCCAGTTCAAGATTCATCGTTCTGGGAGAAACTTGCTTAACGCGAGAAGTCCTGGATATCTTGCCTGATATGCGTTTCTGGCGATAAAGGGAAAACATGGTTGCGTCAAATTCGTGCGCAAAGGGATCACCCATGCTCATACAAGCAAACTCCATGGCACCTTTGCGCTTCTCACCGTCATCAAGAGTAACTCCGTGTTCATCAAACCACTGATAAACAAGGTCACGTAGCTTGCGGCGATCTTCTTTACCATCAAGCCAGGGCTTAATATGGATATTTTCCATAATATAGTTTTGATAGGCTAGCGCTTCTCCTTTAGTTGAAAAGGTTCTTCTAATGCGTTTGCTTAGTTTGCCTTTTGGTTTTCCTTCAGGATAAAAATCAAGAAGCCATTTATTATCCCTTTTCCTGATAGTCATTTATTATCAACCTGCTTTAATTCTTTCCAATATTTTCGGTTCTCTTGAGAATGATGTAATATGTCCTTTGTAGTTAAATGAAATTTTGTCATTTCTAATTTCATGTATTATGCCAACTTCATTGTCATCGAAGAAATAGTTTTGCTTAAAAACTTGGTCTGGGAAAGTTTGCATTAGGGTTATCAAACTCAAGCCTGAAAAGCTATTTCTATCATTGCTTAAGTCATTATCGTATTCCGACCTAAAAATTGAGAGCCCAGAGGATTTTTTTTGGTTTTTATTTAACTCTGATATCTGTTTTTGTAAATTCAAAAGCATTCCATATATAACACTGTCTTCTTTATTTAAATCAACGCTGTCAATTTTGGCAGGCTTGATTTGCAAAAGATTAACAATTGAATTTACTTTGTTTTCAGGTAGCTTTTCAGTTTCATTAAGCATAGATGCTATTGCCGGAACTTCTTTCGCGACTGTATCAACTCTTAAAGAGTGAGAGTATAACGAATGCCTTAAGCCAGATATATCAAAAGGTGCGCTCTGAAGCCCATCTGTTATTAAAATTGTTTTTTTGTTAAATGCCTGTCTTAAACCTAGCTCAAAGAAAACATTAGCATTGCGAGAACTAATGTCACAAATAGCCATATCACATTCCACAAGCTTTTGAAGAATATCTAACATGATCATATCTGATGCTTTATTGTCATCAGCGCGATAAGGTTCCAAACCAGCGATATCACAAGCAGGTTTGATTAAATAATCGTAGACGCGCTGAAAATGACCCGCTGGATAATCAGGGTGATCAGCTATAGGCATTATGATAAAGCATGTTTTTTTGTTATTTTGGTCCTTTATAACGCTTTTATCTTCAGTCTCTTTACCTTTTTTAGCTTCAGCCATTTTAGTTACCTTCCTTAATAATCAAGACAACACGACCAATAATCTCAATATCTTCAAGTGCACAATCAAATGCCATTCCCACACCGCTAACACGTACTTTTTTGATTGGTATACGTGTCAGGGTACGTATGCTGTTTTTTCCCTCAATATTAACCAGCCATTCTCCATCAAATACTTCTTCAAACTTCTGATCGAGGATGTAATGTGCCTTTTCTTCTTGTATGCAGATTGGCTCAGAAGGAAGAGGGGAGCCAGCTCGGAAAAACACCTTGTCAAACATGACATATCCAGATTCATAGAGCTGGCCATCTACTAGTTTTTTTCTGGAGAACTTCAAGATATCGAGCTGTTCGTCATCAAATTTATTGCCCTGACCAGTAGCCAACCACTCAAGGGACACCCCTGTTTCAGCGCAACATTGAACAACCATATCAGCAGGAAAATTATCCCGACGATATCTGCCTGAGAGACTGCTTGACGCCATATCAAAATGGTCAGCCAAAGCTAATTTTGAAGGGAATCCATATGCATCAATTATGCGATCTAACACTTCAGCGCTGTTTCCGGTTTGTGCAAAAGGAAACTTTGACATATCTTATCTCTCGCTTTTTACAACATCATTGTTGCAAAGTTCTTTTTTACGAGATAGCATTCATCCCGTAGTAGCTTTTTACGAATATTGTTGAATGTTGCTGCATTCAACTGAATACGGGAGTTTGCCTTATGCGTCCTAACATTACAATTACCATCCCAACACCCTATCTGCCTTTAAAAGAATACTGCCGCCTCACCCAAATCCCGGAAGGCACCGCCCGCGATATGATTCGGGATGGCCGCTTGCCAGTGCGTGGCAAGGGTAATGCCCCAATGAGCGGAGTTTTTATCAATGTTGCTGCTTTGACTGTAGAGGCGTTAAGCGAATGTAATATTTCGCTTAACGCGTAAATTAGGCTACCAATTAGGAATCTGCGAATCATGTACGATTACAAGGTAGCCATACATAACCATCTTGATCATGCCTGCCGGGCTTTTAGCCAATCCTATAACGTTGAGGAGTTGGCTAAAACCGTTGGGATGCGCCCAGCAACTTTGCGTTGCAAGCTTAACCCTGATCAACCTCACCAGTTAACTATCCCGGAACTGTTGGCCATCATCGATGCAACGGAAGACCCGCGCATCCTTGACGGGATGTTGCGCCAAATTAACTGCCATCCATCAGTCCCGGTCAATAATGCTACGCCGGAAAACTTCCAGTTTTGCGCACTGACTGCCGTAGCCAATGTTGCTGCCGGTTGAGCTGGCCATTAACAGCCTGCGCACCCTTTTTGATGTGATCGGGATTATCCGGGATGGCTGGCTTGACCTGATTGCAGTATTTGATCTCGCCTCGCCCGTTGAGTCCTTCAAAAAAATGGGCGCGGTGATTGGCAACGTGTTTACCAGTTTGTGGGCGGCGATCAAGTCGGCATTTACTGACACCTACAACAGCATTATTACCCGGCTGAACAAAATCCCCGGTGTCAGTATCGATCTGCTGGACACGGAAACCGCAGTGTCTGCGATGCCTGCGGCGAAAAGTTTGCCACAGGGAGGCACGGCGGCGGCAGGAACTGCGGCGGCAGGTTTGCTTGCCCCGGTGCCATCCGTGCCTGTTTCGCCAATGACCGCGCCAGCGGCGGGCGTACTACAGACGCCTGCGACTCATATCACTGCGCCGGTTGCCGGATTGCCGGTGGCTGCGCCGCAAAGTCAGGAAGTTTTAAAGCCGCAGGCACTGACAGGCGGTCAACTAAAAGGCGTAGGCCGTAACGGGGTGGCAGGTGATGTGAACAATAACCAGAAAGTTTACAACGACAACAGCCGCAGCATGGGGAATGTGACGGTGAATGTCAGCAACGGTATGACGCCGGATCAGTTAAGGGAATGGCAGGAGCTACAGGCATGACGGACGCGAAATATATCGATCTCCTGATCACCGGGCGGGACTTCACGCTGAATGCGGGTAATGAGCCGGAACTGTGTAACAACCGCGTGAGCATTGGCCAGGATATTGTTCACAGCATTATTGAGAGCGGTCTGGCCACGCAGTTGGTTGACACACCACACGACCCACTACCCGTAGATGAATAGCCTCGCCCCGTTGCGCTGGCGCTGCCTCGCGCTGACAAAATAAATACATCGCAGACAAAAACGGCACTACACCGCACCCGCCTGCGGTTTTTGGATCGCGAAAATTTTTCAGTTTTATTTTTCTTCAAAATAGACCGCTAGACTGCGCTAGTTCTGGCGGCTTCGCGGAAAACTAGAAATGAAAAGATTGAAAGGAATTTCAGTTTTTTTCACTTTTATGGATCTGTGCAGGATTGAATAAAATCATAATAAACTGATAAATAAGGTAAATTTTTATTTTATGTGAATGAGGAGGAGTATTTATGCTGTAGAATAAAATTGCTAATGATCGTTTAAAGTCAGCTCAGGACTAAGTTTTAGGATAGTTGTAAAAAAATGGAAACTGAAAAAATGCGAATTGGTGTGTGGTGGCTTTATATACAGTTATATTTGGAGGAAGCTTATTCAGCTTGTCTCATAAAATAGCGTTGCGTTCACATTTTATGCAGTAAGATGAAAAGATGTAGGTCTGCTGCATAACAAATATCTGACCGTAGATATGTTATATGGCCGAGGTGAAGGCAGGGATGTGCAGGCGAAGATTCTCTGATTCAGGAAGAATGGCAGGGGGCCTGTCGCTGACTCCCTGTTTTATGATGAGGATGTATGATCAGTACCCTGGTCCGCCGCATTTAAACACCTTGAATATCATGAAGTGATTCGGCAGATATCTGAACCTTTGAGGTCAAATCTTAAGTCTTTCTCAAATTACATCATAAGATAATTTAACTAATTGATTTATGGTAACTTAATGCTGGTTCTTAATTGCTTCCTTCGCATTGCATATGCTTTAAAGAGGATGCGATTGCGAGCTGATGTTTTGAATCCAGTAAACATTGTTAAGATAAAAATCATCATACCTGCAATGTATAAATAGACACCCAGTAGAATATTTTTATCTTCACTCAGAAATGCTTCGAAAAATTCCTCTTTAGTCATGTCTGAGAGCATACTTCCTTCGGTCATTTGGTATGAGTAAGCAAGAAGTGTAATGCACAATATGTTAGCCGTTACCCATACCAAGCTCATTCTTAATGCTTTGAAAGAGTACAGGGTGAGCAAGGTGTTATCACTAATCAATAATCGAGCTTGTTTGTAGATAGTGCGAGTGTTCACAATTCGTTTCTGTTTGCTGCGTAACGAGAACCTACTAAACAACTTTAAAATCCAGTCCTTGATGAATGCTCCGAAAATTGACAATAACGCAGCAGCTATGAGAGTAAGCAGTGCATCACCAGGGCTGTTGATAATAGATTGAATTTTATCCAT